CTGCGCGCCTCGTATGCGTCCTCCGCGTGAGTTGTCTTCCTTGAGACGCTTCTGCCGCATCTCGTAGATGACCTCATACTCTTCGTCGCTCAAACGGAATCGCTTGTGTCCTGGCATGTGGTGGCTCCGTAGTTCGTTAGTCGTTCGATGCGTCTTGCGAGAACAGACCGACGAGGAACAGCGATACGGCGATGATCGCCTCGCTAGGGATGATAACACCGAAGATGGCGTTCGTCAGGTACGCAATGCCTCCGACGACACCACTGATGGTGGTCTTCCAGTTCTTCATAATCACTCCATAAATGAATTGAGATATGTACGGTATGAGCCGCACCTTGTTCCACAGTGTAAGTTCGGGTACTTCCTTCTCCACCTGCAACGGTTCGACGTGCTTCAGCAGTTCGTTGCGTTCGGGCCGAAGAAACCGCACCGCATACGGGAGCGTCTTCGAAATGATGATCTCATCGGCTGACATGTTGCGTGCGCTCCTCGATTCGAACAAGACGTTCGACGATGTTGAGTATCTGGCGGCTGTGTTCCTTGTCCGCCTGTTGCAATGCGATAATCGCCTCGGTTGCACCCTTCAATGTTGAGTGCATTTGCAGTGTCGTTTCCCGTGTTTGGCGCGTCTCGGTTATCAGCGACTTGAGAAAGAACCCAATGACGGCGACCATGCTCGAGAGAATAAGACCGATGAGGATTTCAGGGGTCATGGCATGGTCTCCATACCGAACAGCGGAGGGTTAGGCTTGGGTGTGAAGGGGATCATCGGAAGTTCCTTGACCCATAGGAAATCAGGGTTTGCACAGTACGCGACCTCTTCGGCACTGATAACCCAGTTGTCGTCGATGTCCTGTATCGGGTTGAAATACGAATCAGGCCCGAACTGCTTTCCTTGCAACTCCACCGCTTGCCAGTCGGTAAGCAGGGCCGCGAACTTGATGAGTTCGGTAATCGGAATCTGAGTGAGCATGTACGTCGTCATACGGCGCGTCCTAAAAACTTCTGGTAACGGTCGACTGCATTGTAAAGCAGTGTAGCTTCTGAGTCGGTCAGGCCGTCGCCAATAGTAGCGAATGCTACCTGGCGACTTGAGTAAAACGCAGCACCGTTCGGATCGCTGGTAGCACTGATGAATACCTTGCGATTTGTTCTTCCGCTTGAATTGACATTTGATGCCGTTGCCGCGCCGGCATTTTTGCGCACGCTTTGCGCGTTGCCGTCATTGCGGTTCGCGATAAAAAGACCTCGGCTGTCTGTGTTGGCTACTGTCGTATTGCCATTCGAATGAATACGACCGAACAGAGTGTTCGACGAACGCGCGATCACGAATGACGCATCATTGATGCCAACGGTATTGGATTCGCCAATGTCAATTTTGAGTTCGTCGGTGTTCTCTCTCAAATAGACGCTACGGTGACTAGAGTTCGTGGTCAGCGTTGGGTCTGGTTGCAGGTATGTATCGGCATACGCATTTGTGCCGTTGGGGTCTGCACCGTCTGCACTGTGCGTCCATCCACCACTGAACACCAAACGAAATGCCGCGTCCGTATCCTGCGGATCCTTGAGATTCCACTTATGCGTCGTAGCCGTGCCGCCGACGAAAGGATAAATCGCCTTCATCTTCGTCCATAACTTGGCGTTCTTCAGGTCTCGCACGAGCGTGATGATCGCCTCTTGCTGACGTGACGACGTAATACCTGCCGCGTCGAGGAATGCCCACGCATCGCGCTCCAATGGCAACGCCGTCGTGCCCTTCGGCGTGCGAAGTGACAACGTGTTATATCGTGCCGTCCTTACACTCACGCGGTGAGCTCACATCCAAACGCTGAGAACGAAACCGACGTAGCGTTCGACGAACGAACCGTGATCACGTCCGTAGCGGCGAGGGTGATGCCTAGCACCAACGTCGTGGAATCATTCGCGGCGATCGTCACGTCATACGCGATGTAATGCTGGTTTGCAAGCGTCGCCCCCGCAGGCCTGACGGCAATGCGGTACGTGTATGCTGTCGATGTGATGTTGCACACCGTGATGCAAGATACCACCGTCTCCGTTGACGATGGCACGGTGTAGAGGTCGGTGGCGTTGGTGTTGCCGGGGCATGACTGCCCTAAGACTTTGTAGACTTGTCCGCTTGGCATTATGCCCCCATAAGTAGGAAGGGATGGAGCGATACCGCAGAGCTACCGCCCGAAGGCGTCGCCCACGTTTGATCTCCACGCAAGAACGTTGTCGAGTCCGCCGTGCCCGTTGCAAGGCGCGCCGTGGCAACCGTGCCCGTGGTGATGTCGCTTGCGTCGATGTTGATTTCGTCGCCGGCTTGCAGTTGTTGATATTGGCCGTCGACCAATACAATCGGCTTTCTTACTGCCATTGGTTAGGCCAAAAGGATAGGTTGCTGTTCTTCGAAGTTGAGCTCGGTAGCTGAGAGTGCTACGCCGACCTCTTGAGAGATATATCCCGATGTCGACGGTGCTGTTGATACGATTGCGCCAGCTGTTGCACCGCTGAGGTAATACACCGCACCCGGTGTTAGCGACGTGAGGCCTGTGATCGTGCCGTCCAAATACACCGTGGCATTGTTGGGCGAAGTCACCGCAGACAATACGAAGCCGTGTGCACGACGTCCGTTCGAAGCGTCCGCCTTGCGTGCCTTCACCGTGCCGCCGTCGTTCCACAGGTTGACCAAGTCGCCTGCGCTGAGGGATTCGGATGTTGCGGCAACTTTGGTCGTTGCGCCAAGTCCCGACGGCAACACGCTTACGTCAATCTTGCCAGAATTGTCGAGAGCCAAAATATCGCCAGCATTGCCAGCCCCCGTCGACGTTACCGTCGCTTCGACTTCGGCAAGTTGTCCGCCGTTGTTCTTTATGTACTTGTCTGCCATGTTACACCGTTTGAATGAGAGTGTCTACGTCGATTTGAAGTGTTGTCGCCGTTAATGCACGTCCAATGTGCACGACGATCGCGCCGCCCGTTGGGACGGTCTGCGTTAATTGTCCGTTCGTTCCAAGGTATACCGTGCCCTTCGTCCATGACCATGAAGCGTCGGTAAGGATGCCTGACGTTTTGATCGTCACGCCCGCGCCCTGTGATGCCGCGTTGGCTGTTATGCCGATCACCTGAGCATTCGCAAGGGTGTCGTTCGAAGCGTACACCGCTTCGCCGTTGAAGTTCGACGTAACCGCACGCAATGCCGATAAGTTCGTGCCTGCGGTAAGTGACACGTCATCGGAGATGGGCACTAGACCGCCCGAGTTGATGTCGAGCGTGATGACATCGTTGTTTACGTTGACGATGACCGAACGCTGATCGACGTTCAAGGTACTCATGCCGTCACCTCGTCTAACACGACCTGCACGTACCCACGCAACAGCTCACTCGTCAGACTGTTGACAGTCTGCTCCAAACTCCAGAGATACGTCGTGCCGGCCGTGAGTGCGTTCGTCTGGGCTGCGGATAATGCTACTGAAAATGTACCTTGTGCGGCGTTTACGGTTGTTATCGTAAACGTTGCTACCAAAGCCCCAGCAGTTGTGCGGATCTGAGCAGCGAAGGTGTAGCCCGTGATGTTCGTCACCACTCCGTTGGTCTTGTGCGTAAACGTGCGAGCGAACCCTGCATTTCGCACAAGGTTGAAATCCACACGTTCGCCCGTATTTGACAGAATGACCATAGCTTGCCTTTGGTATGCTGACCACGGAGCCCGAAGGCCCCGTAGTCAGAACACGTTAGTCCTTGATAAGATTAGCTGCGAGGCCGCGTGTTGTTGCGTCCTTGCCGTAATCGCCATTGTACAGCACAGCCCATGCCGTGCCGAAGGTTCCCGTCGATCCGTCGCCAGCCGTAGCGACAACGTCGAGGTAACGCTTGCGTCCAGCCAGGTTGATGAAGAATCCGAAGACCTTGTTATCGTCGGTAGCCGATGGGAGCGCAGGGGCCCCCGATGCACCGAACACGCAACCCGTGATGTCGGCAGCACCAGACATTCCCGAATCGTCAGACTCTTGCACCTTCAAAGCCGTCATGGCGATGTCAGTCGCTCCGAGTGCGAAGAAGATAGCGACCTTGCCGTAGCCGGCTGTATCGATCGCTGTCGTAGAAAATGAAGCGTTGTCAACGATTGCCGCAGGAGGCGTCACGAGAACGTGCTTCACGCTTTGCATGATGTTCATGGTTTGTTCTCCTGTGGATTAAGAGTTGATGGAAGCGAAGGCGATGACAGGGCCGGCGACACGGGCCGAAGCCGTTGCGCTGTAGTTGCCGATGTCGTGCACGTTGATGTCGATGAACTGCGTAGCCTTGACATGCACCGTGTCGGTCTGGAAGCCAACAGAGGCATCCTGACGGATAGCCGTTGTCATGCGATCGCCAAACGAAGATGCTTGGGCAAGGTTGCCGAAGTAAGCGCAGATCTGCGAGTTGGCGTCTGCCGAAGGCATGACGTCAACATACTCGACAGGGTAGCCGAGGAATCGCTGACCGAACGAACCCGAAAGCTCAGCAGCCGTAGCACCGCCCGTGGCGTATGCGAGACGCTCGGCAGTTGCGGCGAAGGCTTGCTTGGAGAAGTACCACTTCGCACCCGTCAAGGCATACGTTGGCAGCTTGGCCTTGCCTGTGAGGAAGTCACCGATGACGGCTTCGCTCCAGAGGTTGCCCGTGAGCACCTGCACGCCTGCGGCCTTCGACTTGTCGGCGTCCGTTGTCCATGTTCCACCACCGTCTACGACGAGCTTCTTGAACTTGCCATCGAGACCGAGGACGCCACCGTAGGTAGATGTCCCGTCGCCGTTGAATCCGGCTTCGTCTTCCTTCTTGGCGAACTGACGAGCCACCGACTCAGCAAAGCGAAGGCCAAGGTTCTGCGTCGAGTTCATGATCAGCTCATCGCTGATGATAGCATAGGCCAGCATCTTCTTGGCATTCAGCGTGACAGCGTCGAAGGACATGTCAGAGGCCGTGTTCGTGCCGAGTTCCGAACCCCAAAATGCCGTAACATCGTCACCAGCACGGAAGATGCGGATCGACTCGGAGCCCATCGGCTCGACACGGGAGTTGCGACGGAATACGCCGTAGGATTCCTTCAGGCTGATGATGAGCGAGGATGTCTCCGTTGGTACGAAGATGCCGCCCGTGGCGTCGTTGCCTTGCGTGTGCGTCTTGTAGTCGACGCCCGTGACTTCTTGGTACTTCGCACGTGCGGCTTCGTTGGTCAGGCCACCGACGAAGAGACCCGTGACGAGGCTCTTGTACTCGGTATCGCTGAGGTTCGACTTAGCAGCCGAGTCGCCGACCTTGATGTCGTTGGTCTTTGGCAGACGGTTGACAGGTGTTGCGTTGTTGGCGACGCGCTGAGCGTTGTTTGCCTTGATCGCTTCGAAGCTCTTGAGTTCATCGAGTTGGCTCTGCAGCGTCTCAATCTCTGAGTTCAGCGTCTTGGCTGTTGCGACGTCGTCCATCGTTGGCTCTGTCTTTGCGAGCACGGTCTCGAGCTCGGCAGACTTCGCACTGATGGCGTCGCTGATGTTTTGGATGTTCATAACGTTAGTTGCGTTTTGCGTTGATAGCAGCACGAAGACGCTCCATTTCGAGGAGTGCCTTCGCATTGGTTGGTGTTGCCGAGTCGATCAATGTCTTGAGATCGCCTACGGCTGAGGAAAGAGTCTCCAGCAGTGTCGAGAGGCGCGCCACGTTTGCCGACGACAGCGTGCGCCCTTCTTTCTTGCGAATCTCGGCGCGTTCGTTCAGCCTCGTAATGACGCGCGTCAGCTCAGACGTAACCGTCTCGACGTCGTCATTGAGTCCCGATTTCACACCGAGCACCGCAGTAGCTGGGTTTGCTCCAAAGAGTACAGGCGACCATTCATAGAGTCGCCCCTTGATGAGTTCACGCGCACCATCGGCAGCATAGGTTTCTTCCATTACGGAATATCCGATGCTGAATTCGTCGATGATGCCTTCCTTGATGTTGCTGAAGGTCTCACGACCAGCTTGCGTGTTCAGGTTAAATTTGCCCTTGATGTACAGTCCGCCAAGGTCTTTGAGTTGCGACGGCAGCATTGGATCACCTGCCATGAGCTCACGTGCTTCTAATGTCTTCGCCACTGGAGTGTTCCAGTCGTGTTGCCATACGCCCTTGGGAAGCTTGGCCTTGATGCTCTCGTCGAAGAACCCGAACTTGACACGGTCTCCGACGCTGTCCACGTTGTTAAACACGGAGACGATCGCCTCGACCACGCCCTCGTCGCCTTCGGCTTTCAACTCCGTTTGAAATGATTTACGTTCGATGGTCATGTTAAATCGTCCCCGATTATGTGCCTACGCAATTTGCACATAATATCCAAACAAAATTTTGACACCTGTGATGACTACTCGACACGACGCGCACGCGTGAAGCATCGGCAGTTGACGGCATCTTCGGCGTCAAGGTTCGGCCCCGCTGGGTATGGCGTCTCGCGACCGTTGATGAGGAAGTTCCCAGGCGATGCCTTCTCCCCTTCGGTCTGTCCATGAGCAGCCGCGTGCGTCGGCCGCGCTCCTGCCAACGCTACCCATTCACGCTTGATGCCTCCGATTTCTTCCCACACCTTGCGCTGCACCGTGCCCGTCGTCGCTGTCGATGTCGTGCGTGCGATGGCATCGGCGCGCGATGCTTTCAACGTCGTAAACTTCTCTTTCAAGAGCGCAGCGAGCTCGTCTTCCTTCGCCCGTGGGTTGTTGGCGATCAGCGTGCGGATGTCATCGCGAATTGTCCCGACCGATTCTGCAATCTTCGCACTCGACTCATTCATGCCCTCACGGCGCGCCGTGCGAAACTCACCTTCGGGGGCTGCGTCACCCTCTTCGGCTGCTAAGGTGACGAGCAACGATACGAGCTCCTCACGGCTGCCCTCGGTGGCGTTGACGAACTCGGATTCCCATACATCAAGGCTGAAGTCGTCGATCTTGAGCTGCATGCTCTTGGTTCCCGTGATGCTACGATATAGCTTATCCAACGCACGCCCCCAGTCCTTCGCGATCTTGGCAGACGCTTTGTTGAGCACGTCGTCGAAGGCCTTAGCATACACCTGATCGTCTGGAGAATGGAGCCACGTCTTCGTTTCGGGCCCAAGGACTACGATCGTCTTGCGTTCGTCCTCGGCTTCCATTTGCCCCACGAGTTTCTTCGCCCACGTGAACCCAGGGTCACCGCCCCACAAAGCCCAAGCGATACGGCCCGCGCTTGGGAAGCCGTCCTCACCCGGTGACCATCCTTCGCCCTGCTTGTCAACCTCATGACGTTGGAAGTACGAGTACATGCGTCGTGCCGTGTCTGGAGAGATCGTCCTTCCGTTCGACAGATCACGGGCACGTGCTACGCCCACCTCAGTACCGCCCCTGTTATACTCACGTCTCCACTCAAGACCCTTGGCGGCTTCGTCGCGAACGCCCTGTGGTGGTGTGAAGTCGATGTCTTCGTACTGTTTTACGGAAGGTGAAGTACGAAAGGGCGCAGGCGTTGAGCCCGCACCTCCCTTCAGGCTGGCTGTTTCGATGTCGTTGCTGGTATCGTCTTCCACGTCGTCGCCACCCTGCGTAGACACGGCTTCCACGGCGACCGTCTGCCCTGCCAAGGCCTGCACAGTGGACAGATCGAACCCCACTTGCACACCGTACTCAGGTTCTGCGAGTTGTGCGTTCAACTGGTCAGCAATCATGTTCCAGAAGGGCACGCGCACCATGTTGGTGAAGTCTTTGCTTGCCTGCTCGAAATTGCTGTAAGTTGACTGGCTAAGGCCCATATGCGTTCCCGCAATAATCGGGTGCACCTTGTACGTCCCGCAGATGCGCGTTTCGTATTGCCCGAAGGTCTCGGATAGCCCCATCTCGTCATAGTCCAGTGCGAGGCGTTTGATGTCCTGCACACCCCACAATACACCAACCGAGCCACGACGGTTACCACCGTAGCGACGGCGGAAGGTCTTCTCCATGACGTCGATCTGTTCGGGTGAGGCTTCTTCGTTCAACAGGATGGTTGTCTTCGGTACTGCGTCGTTCTTGTGGACGTTGAACACGGTAGACGCGGCTTCGTTGAAACCTTCGATGGATTCACTCGCAAGAGCGACTGGAGACGCCCCACCTAAGGGCTTGCCAGGGTCATACCAGAATCCTCTGATGTGCACGACCTCGCTCTTATCGATCACGTACAACTTCGCACCATCCCAATAGTGATAGGCTAGCACGTCGCCGTAGCCATCGTCGATGGGGGCGAAGTATTGGTCAGAATACCACCTGAGGCCAATCACGGCCCCCGATGCGTTGCGTAGCTTGTAACCGTAGGCATTGCCTCCGATGCACATCATCGTCAGGATTTCGCCGAACACGACACGCCAGTTGTTGCGCGTTAACATGCCCACAATCGGGGCTTCGAAGTTGTAGCCCGTCGTCGTGATCGCCCCGATCTGCGCCTCCGGCATCATGAGCGAATACGTGATCGTACACGCCTGCGCAATCGGGTTGGACTTCCACATCTTGAGAGCAGTCGGAAAGTCCGTTACGGGTGTGAAGCTATGACGTACCCACGTCGTCGTGATGACGGGCGGTAAGTCGTTGACGGCACGTTGCCCGTCGGGGGAGATGTATTCCTTGATTCGTTGGATTATGCTCATAAGTCGAGTTTGTTTGGTTGTGAGTTGAAAGCGTGCGTAATGCGCGCGCGTGCGATGTCGACGTACTCAGGCGTCATATCGCATCCGATGAAATTAAAACCTTCTAACACGGCGGCCTTACCTGTGGAGCCCGAGCCCATGAACGGGTCGAGCACCGTGCCGCCGGGTGGAGTTACCAGCCGAACAAGGTAGCGCATAAGGTCGGTAGGTTTGACGGTTGGGTGGTGGTTGGCCCTTGGGCCGTGGGTTCATTTCCCGTGGCTCATTGGTATAAGGCAAAGTGCCGTATTGCTTATCCCCATGTGCTACGCTTTGCTGGACACTTTGTGGCATCCCCTCGCACCCCTCGTCCCTGTCTCGCTTGGAAGCTTTGGCGCAATAGAAAAAGCGGGCAACGGAGCCGGCGGGTCTTGCGCCAAGATGATGCGTTTGGTCATGTTTGGAAAGACCTTGAAAGAAATTGTCGTCATTGTTTCTTCCGTTGTGACCACCGCCGCCTGTCGTCTCCGGAAACAGCCCCACCACCTCATCGCTCCCGTCGTG